CAGACACCGTAAATGCTGATGATTTTTACACCACGAACTTGTATTACATTGTGATTTAAGATAGTTTAGAGGGCTAAAAAATTTTGCGTAAAACACTTCGTGCTTAAATAAACCGCGTTTCGCCTAAAGGCTCTAAATGGCTTTACCGCTTCGCGGCTTTGCGTACACAGTCGAACCATTCTGCATACTCTGGGAAGTTGGCTTTCTTGATGTACTGCTCACGTATATACTGTATACTAGGCATCGCACCTGAGCCCAATTCTTGTAGCATGTCTTGATATACCTGTGCATGACTTGACCATTCAGGGTTAGTAGCTATCCAAAAGACTACACGATCCAAATATACATCATAGTCTGTTGAGAGGCTGTTTGGGGGAAGCTGTGTATCTTGTGAATGACTCAGCTCTACTACTGCACCGTAGTGTTCTTTCATTTCGTCTATCCACTGTAGTAGATCTAAACTAGCTGAAACTGTGAGGGCACTATGTACGAACTCAATGCGTACAGGATGTCCGTTGGTCTTTGTGGCTTCTTGGAAGTGCCATTCAACGTCTTGTTCTACTTCAGGCCATTCAGCACCGTAGTGCTTAAAGCCGAACCCTTTTAGTCTAAGCATACTAGTATTTAAACTTCAAGTGAAAAACACCAAGTACTTCTGGAAATTTTTTTGATCAATTTTTTTTATTCTGCGTGAACCAATTCAGTATGTATGCATATTCCCTGCATACCTTTAGCATAGTGTCCAGGATACTCTCCTCCTGTTTGACTTGCTAGTAGTTCTCTGTGTTTGAAGCAGTCCGTCATAGTGTCGTGTGTACTGATGTACTCTGCATTTACTTCACCGTAGCTGAGTACTATAAAAACTAAAACCCATGTCAATGTGTTCTCCTCCCATCGAATACGCACACAAAGTATAGGCCATAGTCGCCTGTGTTGTGTACACGATGAAAGTAACCATCTTTGATCAGCACTACGCTTCCGTTGGTTACAGGTTCTACTGTGCGTTCTCCGTTGGTTGAGATCAGTTCCATTTCACCTTTGCCTTCTACAAAGAAGTATACTTCTTCTTGTCCTACGTGTGCATGTCCTGTAGTACTCTTACCTGCTGTAAGAAACGTACTGCTCAGTGCTAGGTTACGCAGTTCAGTATTGTCTTTAACTGTGTAGCGATCGTCTTCCTTTACAACTTCACCACCGATGTCTTTAATATTTACTTGCATTATTAATTCCCGTATAGTTGTTTGCTTAGTTCTACTAGTTTAGGTCCTACCTGTTTGTGTGTAAGTCTTTCATCTCCACGTAGTATGTTGCGTTTGAATCCTGTAGTCAAGTCCAAGTCATTGCCTGTGAGTATACTGTTCAAACACTTGTCTGCCATTACATCGTGGTTGTCACGGATCATATGATTGTAGCGTGTGTCAATACCTTTGCGATACCATTGCTCATCATCTTGTTTAGTAAGGAACTCTCCATTGCTTACTGTGTTGGTCATGTCCCCGTGTACACGAACTAGACCTGAAAAGTCGATGCCCATTTCAAATCCGGGTATCAACAGTAATTGAAATCCTATTGTATCTCTACAACCTTTGAGCCAAGCTATCTGTGTTTCAAAACGAAACAGGTCAATGTCATCACGTTGTAGCTGTGTTACATAACCTTGTACAGCATCAATAGTATCTTGATCGATATCTTTTGCGGCCATCTTAGCCCAGTTACCAATCATATAGTTTGACAGCTCTGGGTTGTCTTTAAAGAACCAATAGCGATATAAACTTGTAGTACACACTACAACTATATCTTCTCGTGTTATTTGTGGAATGAATTCACGTAGCTTCATCAGTATCCAGTCGTTACTAGTGCCTGGTTCTGAGTTGTTAACAAGACCGCTAACGTGCAGTTTCTCTGCAAGTTGTCTTGTCCAAGTCCAATCTGTTTTGTAGTCTACTGTAAAGCTATCACCAAAGAAGTAAATCTTTCTACTCATCGTCATCACCTAGATTGGCTAAGAAGCTTCTAAGTTTAGTACTGTCCGTTTGAGCTCTTACTTTGCCTATTGGAGCACCTTCGTTTGGTTCCTTTGGTGTGTCTGGTTCTTTGTCTGTAGTAACATTAGTATTACGTTTTAGGCTGTCCATAATACTGCTCTGTGGAGCCGCACCATAACCACTGCCGTCATCATCGTCATCTAAGTTTCTAATACGCAAACAATCAATGTCAAACTCTAAATCAATCTTAGCACCTACACCACTTGATGATCTAGTCTTCATTAACTGTATCTGATATCTACCACGTTCACGCATTGCTCTACTTGTAAAGATACCTATCACGTTGTCTGCTGTTTGAATCTTACTAAGTCCACCACTGATGTGCGAGTGATCAAATTCTATTTCTTCAACACTAGCTCTGTTCAACTGCGATGCTGTAACAAAGATACAACCTAGTTCCATTGCCAAGTTACGTAGCTCTTCCGATACATACTTGTCTTTAACGTACAAGTTCTCTGCACTAATCTTTTGTCCTATTGGCATCAACAAGTCCAAGTAGTCAATCAGTAGTACGTCTACCTTTTGTCCTGTTTTAACTTCATACTCTTTAATGTAACTGCGTACATCATTAGTTGTCTTACCACTTGGCATATACTTAACTTGTAATGCACCTGACTTCTTGCCTGCCATCTTAACTTTCATTTCAACGCCATCAAGATCTTTAAATATTTCTCTGCTAGGTATCTCAGTCATCATACTGTCAATACGCATTGCTACTAATGACTCACTAAGCTCTAGTGTTAAGTACACAACGTTCATGCCTTGTGTTGCCCAGTTAACTCCTAAGTTAGCTAAGAACAACGACTTACCTGCACCTGATCCACCTGCAAATATATTAAGCTCACCTTTGTTAAAGCCACCAAACAGTTTCTTATCTAGTGCTTCCCAACCTGTGCTTACTTGTCCGTTGTTGTCTTTTAGTCCTAGTAGTCTACCTTTAGGATCAGCAAAGTAATCAATACCTAAATCTTTTTGTAGTCCAATCTGTACTGCATCTTTAACCAAACTCTCACACTGACCATATTCACCTTTTTCAAGTAAGTCAGCACTTGTTAAGATTGCTTTCTCTAATGCTTTGTGTCTACTAAACGTTTCAAAGTCTGCTAGTAACCAATCATAATGTTGTTCGTTAAGTCCTGTTGGAATCTTTAAGTTAGTACCTGGACATGCACTATTAACAATTTGTTCTGTAGGAAGTGTGTTGTGTTCTGCAACAAAGTCTCTAATAAATGTTGCACCATCTTGTAACTTACGATCAAAACTCTCTGGATCAAAGATACCTTGACAACGCACAAATGTTTGTGCATCGCTTAACATAATCTCTAAGTATGTTTTCTGGATATCAAATCCGTAATCAGTGTTTTGTTTCACGTAGTCTTTCCTTTATTGTGCCTTACTATTATACCATATTGTTGGGTCAAAGTCAATCTTCTTTTTCTCCAATGCAAGAACTGCACCAATACAACTGCCTGGATCACCTGGGTTAGGTGGAACATATATTGAATTCCATTTAGTTCTAATTCTATCTACTGCATCTCTATTTAACGCACAACCGCCTGTGAGGATTAAATCCCGACTGTCCAAATTCTCTATACACCATTTACTCTGCATACCAATAATCATTTCGAATACAAACTGTGTTGCATTAGCAAGTCGATCCATGTCGTACTCTGTAGTCAAATCGGGCTTATACCAGTTAGCACCACGGTGTAGGTTATGTTTGAACTTTACACCCGGTGTACGACCGTCTAAGGGCCCTTGTATGAACGTTTCAAGTACATCGTTAACTAGATGTAAGTTCTCTGATGTATCAATCTTGTTAGCCATTTGTGATACTAAGTATTCATCTCTGTTAGCTACTAGACCCATACGTTGTGTCATTGCACTATAGAACAATCCAATACTGTGTGGATAACCTTGCGAGTATATCTTTCTAAGTTTACGATCTTTCTCACCCGCATGCCAAATAGTAAATGTTTCAAACTCACCAATACTATCTAAACACATTATAGTTGCATTAGGTTTGTCTTGTGTGTAGTATCCGTATGCGGCATGACTAGTATGATGTTTAGCGAACCTTAACTTTACCTTGTGCAAGTCCCATTGCTTCAAGTACAAGTATATGTTGTTCTCTTTTAATACTTGACGTACTGTACCTTGTCCTGCTCTCCATTGTCTTATTGATTTAAGGAAAGGTATCTCATACCAAACTATTTCATCTGGCTCTCCATACAGTTCACGTGCCATAGCAATTTGTTTATCGCTATGCTTAGGGTCGCCTGGCACATCACTAAAATCTTTTGCAAGACTTGCCCAGACACATTTAAGGTCTCCGAACGATCCTTTTTCAAAGACTGCTAAACTAGCATCGTGACTGTTGCCAACCATACCCCAAGTTATCATTATCTATGCTCCGAGATTTTATCAGCAAGTCCGTATTCAACTGCCTGCTCTGCACTCATAAAGTAATCACGATCCATGTCTTTCATAAAGTCTGCTCGTGTCTTACCTGCTGAGTTATGTTTAACATACAAGTCAGTTAGCTTGTCTTTTAAGAATTGAATCTCTTTGTATGTAATTTCAATATCACTTGCCATACCTCTTGCACCACCACTTGGTTGATGAATCATTGTACGACTGTTTGGCAATAGTATACGTTTGCCTGGTGTACCTGCTTGTGCAAGGAATGAACCCATGCTACATGCTTGACCTAATACGATTGTACTTACATCACATTTAATAAACTGCATTGTATCGTAAATTGCCATGCCTGATGTAATTACGCCACCTGGGCTGTTAATATAAAAGTTAATTGTTTTCTCTGGTGCTTGACTTTCTAAGAAAAGCATCTGTGCTACTACAACGTTTGCACTATGATCGTCTACTGGACCATTCAACATTACAATTCTATCTTTTAATAGACGACTGTAAATGTCGTATGCTCTTTCGCCTTTGCTTGTAGATTCTACTACCATTGGGACTAACATCTATTCTACTCCTTCGTTATTAATAGTTGGCTCAACGCTCCACACGTTAAAGCTCATGCTTACTCGTTCAACATTACTTTTGTATGGATATACACTATGCTTCAAACCTGCATGAAACAATAATATATCTCCTGTCTTTGGTATTACTTTATGGGTTCCGTTAACTCCTAACACATCGGAACCATATAAGAATTCTAGTTGTCCTGGACAACGCATATTACTTTGCAAGTCGTCCTGTGCTTCTTTTGCAATTACTTCTGGCACATCAATATATAATATTGCACTAATTATTCCTGCATGACTGTGCATAGGATTAAATTCATTTGCTTGTTGAAAATTAATCCAAGGGCCTGTGTTTAAATTAAACGACATGTTCTTAAAGTCTGGATTGTCTTGTGACGGAACAATCATATGTTCTTGTCGTCTATCCCAATCCTGTTGCATGTACGTTCCTAAGTGTGTACTAACTTGTTTCATGAACTCTTGTTGTTGGTCGTTATTCATTACTGCCTGTAACTGTGATTCAATGTTACCAGCTAAGTCGTTACCCACGTTTTGATTTGCTTCACGTGTTGCAACTGCACAATCTTTTAGTAGCGTCATTGTTTCTTCATTCAATGTGCTACGATAGATAGTGGGTCCAAAAGGCCTAATTAATTCGTACTCGCGTTCTATCATTATTTGTAAATGAAAGGATCTTTCTTTTGAAGTTCCTTAATCCTCTGTTTAAATTTTCTATTCTTCTGCCACTTCTTATACCATTTAACTGGTGACAGTATTAAGTTCTTTAACCAAACCATTTTTTGCTCCTTAATTTAATTTTCAGTGATGAGCTTTCTGCATGTGTTACAATTTGATGTAGTGTGTAAATCCTTCCATACTTTTTAATTGCATCATTCACGTCATTAACATCTTCATCCCAGTCCGGCATACTAACACTCCAACCAAATTCTATTGCTTGTTCAATTAGTTTATGTCCTGCTTCATCTCTATCTGGAACTAGTATTACTTGCTTATTTAACGACTTGATGAGTAGGTGCTGTTGATCTTTGACTTCGCTACCTAGTAGTGCCAAGCCTTCAATACCAATAGCATCCATAGGACCTTCTACTACAATAGCAAACTGTCTACGATAGTCTTGTTGATCCATATTAAACACATAGCCTGGTTGTTGCTCACTCATATACTTTGGAGCACCGTCAGTAATTTTCCTTGCTGTGTATCCTACTATTTGATTGTTAAAATAAAACGGAACTATTAATCTATCTCTGTATCCAATCTTAGGTGTCCAATGAAAGTTGTAATCTTCTAAGTACAACTGTCTTGACTTCATATACTCTAATACTTTAATTAAATGAGCGTCACTAGTATCAGTATATTCGCTTATTGGCTTTGCACCTTCTGGCAGTTCTACTGTTTTAAACTCAGGCATACGTGTTAATGTATTTGCTAGTTCATCAGATTCAAATTGTAATACTGCAAGTGATAGTTTATTAATAGCATCATCGCTAACGTTAATCCATTGTAAGAACTTTTTCATCTTATATGTAATACGTCTGCCTTTGTTCCAACTTGCTGTGTAGCCACAATTGAAACAATGATAGCTTACACCTTCTTCTGCATTTTGGATTAGTCCACCACGTTGTCTAGTATCAGCACCTGTACCATTATGTACACAACAGGGTGCATTGAAGCTAGTCCAACCACTTGGTGTAGTTTTACGCTTCGCAGGCAAATGTGCTAATATAGTTTCGTGTACGATTCCGCTCATAGTAATATTATACTATAAGACTAGGTAAAAGTCAACTAGTTTCTTACTAGGACTTTGTCCAATGTACCCGATCCCGGAGTAGTATATGCTATTCTTAAGTGTGAGTAAACTCCATTAAAGTTTACATATTTTGGTTGTGTTTCGTTTGCTAAACTTACAGTTGCAATAGTACCCCATGGAGTTCCATTAGTAACTTGGTTATCTAATGTACCCTGTATGTCCACATCGCCTGTAAAGTTTGTTGAGTAAAGTGCCGCTGTATGTAACGCTGAATTGCCGTTACGTGTCGCTTCCGCAGTAATTGCTTCACTAGTATATTTCCCTGTACTTGCCGCAATCTCAGTAAACGTATTGATACTGTATGTTGCACTTGGTCCTGGAAACGCTTCTGAACTAATCATCATAGTGCCTTTAACACCAAAGTGACTATCAGCATACGTTACCACGTTAGTATTGTCGCTGTCCTTAGTTAAGAACACATTGTAGCTTACGTACTGTTGTTTAACATCTAGCAAGTCGTTAGCAGTAATCTCAATTTTAAACTGTCCCTTTTTTGACGGTGTACTTGTTTCTAGGATGGTACCAGTCTTCTCTAGAATTAATACATTGTTTTCGTCGAATGCCATTAGCTTAGGGGTGTAAGTGTTAAGTATGCTTACTGGTTTTTGATCTGAATTTTTTATCTCGAAAGATATCGTATTGTCTATCCCTCGATATAGTTGTATGGTTCTCTGGTACACTGGTCTATACTCCGTTATGTTATTAGCCAAATCCGCAATGAGGCCAACTTGGTTACTTGCTAAATATCTGTATGTTAATTGCGACATATACATATTTATTTAAAAAGAGAATCAATGCTACTTAAAGATATCGAAACAAAATTCCCATTCCTTAGTATCGTGCAATATGGCGGTAATGAATACGTGGGCATTATAAATAATCAAGATAATTATGTCACAAGCATGTATGTTTATACTGATCTATCAACTGATGAGTCTAGACAAGCATTTCTAGATCTAGGCGAAGCGTGGTGGTTTGAAAGCAATCGAACTATTCCGATCAGTATCTTTCTACCGAAAGAGTTCCCAGCATTTAGGCATTGTCTAATGACAATGAATACTAAGGATGTTAAAGTAACTGTAGGTCCTGTTGTTAACCTAGGTAATTTAGCAGTTAAAAGAGTCAAGCGTAAGAGCGTACAACTAGTACGCAAACCCAAGTAAACTATTTGTACCTTTTGGGGCTTAATTTAGCTCTATAGTGTTGTGCTTTAAACATGGCGTTGTGAATGAACTGCGTAACTTTGTTATGCATACTTCTGTGGTCGCCAACTTTAATATCCATTTGAAAGTCTTCACGTTTGAACGGAATGATCTGTACAATAGGCATACCAATTGGTAATAGCACTTCCTCATCGATAGGAGCAGTAAACCAAGTATTAACGTGTAGCTCATGATAGATATCTGTATCAATAACACCATTCAACACTTCTAAGTTACCATGTTTGTTGTAGTGTGGCGCACACACATAACAACTATACCCTGGAGGAGTTTTTACGCTCCATGGATTAATTAGTTTAAATGTTCCTTCAAATGTATCAGGTGGAAAAGGATAAGCGTCCATCTGTTCATGTGGATGTGTTGCCGCACCAAACATATTGCTTTGAGGTCCTGCAGGCATACGCCATACAATACCTTGCGGACAATGTTCATTTTTCTCAACACGTTTAACTTTGTAGTCACTCCACAATGGAATAACATATCCCATGTTTAATACATCAAGTACTGCTGGACAACTCTTAACTGTTTGATATCCATCTTGGTGACTACCATCAGGCGCCATGCCGTTCTTTTCAGAACCTAGTTCCATGTTCTTTGCACCACTTTGTTTCTTAAACCATTCAGGCCAAAATTTAGTTGCTGGTACAGGAGGCATTGCTTCTTTTAGTTCTTCCCAATTGGTGAAGAAAGTTACATCAATAGTCATCGTTATCCTTTTTTAATTGTTCGCACAATAAGTTCATGTGAACAACAATAGCATGTGCGTATGCTACTGCGTGGGCTTTCTTAAAGTAGTAAGCACCGTCAGTCGGTTTTATCCAAACTTGTTCGTGTATTTCTTTCCAAGTCTTGTTTGCTAGATGTCTCTTTGCTGGTCGTATTATCGCTACTGTCGCCGCTAACTCTAATACCGAGCTGGGCTTCAAGACTTTTAATAGTTCGCTGTGCCCGTTTAGATGAAAGACTTTTTCGCTGAAGTCTTCGTGTTCCAGAAGTTGCCATAAGGGTTCCTTTTCCATTAGTGCGTTTAGGTGTGCTTCATTCTCTACCTCAGTGTAAATAGAAACATTGAGGAAGTCTAGTTTAAAGTATCCTCGGTCCTCTGCTGTGTCATGATCTATTGTACTCAATAAATCAATAGGGTTATGTGGAATCTCTGTTGCGTAGATTCCCGTATTATGTTTTTTACCTGTGCCTAACTTTGCAACTCGATGCTTTAGCTTCTCAAGTATCTTTGTTCTATCTGCAAAGTCAATGTCAATATCTGGCATTACAGTCCTGCCTTCTTTACTATTTCTTTTACTAATTCTATATCCGAGCCACTACGTTTGAATCGTGTACTCCAATGGCCCGGGTCCATTATCGCATACACAATCTGTAGTTGCTCGTCATTAAACTTGCTCATCATTTCTTTACCTGACTTGCAGTTTAATATTAACCACGGGCTTACTTTACCGTCAACTATATCTTGACATACTCTGTTAAGACTTGCATAGTTAAAGTAGTCTTGCCACCTAGCTTCTTTCTCATCTCCCCATTCCATCATATTCTTTACACTACGTTCAAGAGCAGTTTCAACACCTTCCTTACGAATAAGGTCAAGTGCATACTTCTCATATAATTCTTCTCTACACCAATGGTCTAGTTTAACTCCGCTTGTAACTACATAGTCAATATACTTCTCTGGGTACAAAGGTCTTACATTACTAACAAAGCTACCAAACTTAACAAATGCATTGTAGTAAGGACTATTACAAAACTGTTCATAAGTTTTAACACCATCAAAGCGTTGACATAGTTTATAAAATCTGTTAAACGTTAAGTATCCTAATTGTACACGCTTTTCATCTTTTTGTAAAGCTCTACGTTTCTTTTCGCACATATGTACCATAAGAGTTTTTTCTCTTGTGTACGAAACATTACAGTATGGACATACAAATCCTTCTTTAGACTTTGACATCTTTTTTATCCATCCCGTGTTGTTCGGCGAGTTCTTTAAGTTCTTTTGTTGTAGATATTCTAGCAAGTAATTCTACCTCATCTAATTTCATTTCAGGAAACATGTCTTTAAGAAACTTGACTGCCTTGTTATCAGAGCCTTTTTGTTTCATACCTAACCATTGATGGTGTCTGCTTTTACGTGTTGCGTTATGTGTTGCACACAACAGTTGCCATTGTAGTTGCGGATGTCTTGTTCCTAGCACATTCCAATTCTTATTGTAATATTCATTTGTGGCAATAACTGCCCATTCCTTTGCGTCTTGCGATCCGCCTACACTACTTGCATAACGGTTAAGCAACCAAAAGTTTAATTCTTTACGTTCATCTTCCGACCATTCTTTATACGCACCTTTGGCATCCATATCCAAGGCCATAAAGATCTCATTTAGCGGTAGTTTTCTTTTATGTTTCATTACGTATAGTATACCATATTACGAGGGCTTTGTCAAGTTGTTTTTTAAGCGTATAGTTTGTTTTGGCACAATCAACCATTTCTAAATATTCTTCAAAGTCTAATCGACCTTCAAGTTTTTTAATTGCGTCTGCGTCACCACCAATTACCCAACGAGGTATTTTATTGTGTGGAGGGTCACGATAACGAGCGAACACAATACCATCGGCTCGCTCGTATATCAGTGGCTCGTTTGGAAGTAAACTTCCCACGATTTATTTTTTCTTTGCTGGCTTTTTAGTCGCTGGCTTTTTAGCTTTAGCCGGAGCCTTCTTTTTTGTTGTTGCTGGTTTTGCTTTTGGAGCCTTCTTAGTCTTAGGCTTTACTGTACCTTTTCCACCAACTGTTTTTTTAACTGCTTTTTCGGCTTTTTGTTCTGCCGCTATAATCTCACCAACCTCACTAGGGCTAGGCATAATTGATCTAGTTATTTTATTTGTTGTCTTTTTAATCGAGTCCCACATTCCCATTTCTTATCTCCTTAATTATAATAGACCGAACCTCAGCCCGGTCTATTATTTATTTGTGTTTTTAGCCTTGTTCTGTATCGGCTAGTCTTGTTTTCAAGTATCTTAGTAATACTCCGTATGCTGGTAGGAATACAATTAAACCTACTGCAATTTTAATTACGACTTGTGAACCGGCAATCTCTACCCAGTTCGCCGCCATATATTCGTCTGCACTATTGTTGAACGCTACTGCAAAGAATGTATATGTGTCGATGATGTTTGCAACGACTGTTGATAGTGCTGGAGCAATCCACCACTGTTTTGACCATTGCTCTCTAAAGTATTGGAACACGTACACGTCTAAGAATGTACCTACGGCATATGCAGTTGCACTTGCAAAACCAATACGCATTGCTACGCTTTCTGGTGCACCTTCTGCTAATACTACGCAGATTGATCCAATAATTGCAAATGGATATGCCGCCGCAATAGTTGCTCTTGCAATTCCTTTGCCTAGCATTCTAACAGTCAAGTCAGTTGCTAATACCACAAGCGGGAATGTAAATGCCGCCCATGTTAGTTTAATGCCTGCGATCTCTACTGGAATAGAAACCAAAGCATTTGAAATTGTAATGACAACAACATGCAATAATGCAAGTTTCATCATCATCATCTTATCAATGTTTTTGAACATAATTATTTCCTTTTTCTTTGTTCTGTTACGCTCGAGCCGCTTGTTCGACGAACAATATCGTCATGATTAAATTCTGCCCAGTACAATTCAAAAGCGACTCCATCTTCTAAACCTTCGAACTGGTGAATCTTGCCAGGCTTAACTTGCGTAAAGTCTCCAGCTTCAAGAATAGTTTCATCAACTAGTCCTTGATCATCTTGCCAAACACGGACAATCATTTTGCCCGATTCAACAAAGAATCCGTTCCATTTGTATTCGTGTGCATGTTCACTGCATTTGAATCCTGCTTTATATTCAATGCGATGAAACTCTAGCACACCGTTTGCGTGGATCAATTCTGTTTGACCCCAAATTTTTCCTGCTTTCATAATCATCTCCTAATCAACGAACTTAAATAATTTCTCTTGTACGTGTCCGTCTATATTAACGTAACGTCTAATAGTATTTGGATTGTCGCGAGGTTCAACTCCGTGTAAACTATCTACTGTGTTTAAAAACATAACCATAGTGTTTGCTTTATACGGAACACGTTCTACAACTTCAATATCTTCTGCAACTGCTTCACGTCCTGTTACTCTGCGCCATTGCTTACCTGCTGTGTTTCTATAAACATTCAGACCACCATCAGTACCTGTGTCCTCTGGCTTCTTCATATAAAATAAACCTGCAAACAATTCTTTTGATTGATCAACATGCGGAGTTCTAATTTGTATATTGTCTATTGCATTTAATACAAACTGCATCTCCATTCTAATTGATCCGCTCTTAGGAGCTCTACGTGGAGCAACATCACTACGCATATACTTGGTATATAACCCTTCTGGACAAAACGATCCTGGTGGGTAATGTTGTTCAAGTCCTGTGCGAAATGCTCTTATTACTTCGTTTTTAAATTCTCTACTAGTTGCGTATGCGGCAAACTCTTGCCATGCTTGACTTACTGTTGCGTAAGTATCAAAGTCATGATCAATGTAACGTGCAGTACCAAAGCCATGTGTTTCGCCTTTGGTCATGTACTGTTCTGGGTATTCTGCTTCTAGCTTATTATACAAGTCCCATGGTAGGACTTCGTCAATAACTATGTATGGAAACGGGCTCAACCTTAAGTCTTCTGGTTTAAAGTTTTGGAGGACACTATACTGGTTCATTTATAACGGTTCGCAATCTCATCGCTTGAAATATTATCACCTGCATATAAATGTTGTTGTGGCATTTCAAATTCAGCATCAGTCTTACGCTTCATAATAGCAACAACCATAGGATCTCTTTCCCACTTGTCTAATCCAAACTTGCCTCTGTAACCTTTGTCACGTGATAACTTCTGTCCTAGCTTTTCAATGTGAGCACCATCACTAGTGCCAATCCATACACCATGCATCTCATAATCGTTTTGATGTGCTAGACAGAAAAATAAGTTAGGATGAAAGCTATAAAAGCCGTGATCAACCCAACGATAAAAAGGAAGTACATGGATCATATATCCACCTACTTTAGTCATGTCGTGTATGTTTTTAAATACTGTGTACTGATTGAATACGTGTTCACCTGTACCGTTGTTAGTTACTAGATCAAACTGATCAGTAAAGTTATATGCTTGTTTGCAATCTAAATTAAGATCCATTGCAATAGCATCTTTCTCTGTGTTAACATCGATAGCAAGATACCTTCCAAAGCCTAAGGCTTGAAAGTATTCTTTAGTAGTGTTAGCATGTGTATGAATACCACGTGCATTAAAAATTTTAGCACGTGATTTGTTATTCTTTAAACGCTGGTTGCCCATCTCACATACAGTAGGAGTCTTGTTTGCTTTGATATCATCGTATACTGAATCAATAGCTTCTGTAATTAAATTAGTAAAGCTCATACTATTTCTCCAAGACTACAATATACTTGTTGTTCTCGTGTACACCGCCACGCTTATCTGTTCTTGTTTTTTCAAAGAACTCATGATGTACAATCTTTACACCTGGCATACATCTTTCAATCTTCTCTTTCCACCAACCTGGATTTTCTACAATCAAATGTGCATTACGTCCGTCTGGTAAAAACTTTTTAGCTGGGCTAGTAGCAATAATAAGGAATGCATTTTTTTGAAACAGTTCGTGAATATCTCGTAACACATCTTCTAAAAAGAAAGGTTCAATGTGTTCTAGTACGTCTGTGCTAATAAGCATATCAGCAGGCTTTTTGTTATCAGGAATATTAAAGTCTGGCATTCCTGGATCCCAACCAATTGAACTAATTTCTGGATAAGCTTCTTTGAGTGCTAATACAACTCCGCCTTTACCACAACCGTAATCTAAAATAGACTCTGGTTTAAATTGTTTGATCCATTTTTCGATTGCTTTTAATCCTTTAGCGTCACCGAAAGATGCCTTCTCGTCATGTAACTGTGCTAACTGACGAGCGTATTCTTCACTAATTGTTTTCATCTAATTTCCTTTGCTTACCAACATTGCGTATCGATTTCATGTAACTCCCTACGGAGGAGATATTAACTGTATTTAAATTCTGCATAGTTTGGGCGTCTGTTAAGTGGACGTTAAGTTTTATAGGCTTATCACTCATTGGTACTAGTTGTAACCAAGGTTCGCCAACTTCAATTTTAAGCTCACTACCATGCGGAACCATAATGTTATTTAATATACTATGTTGATGTTTATACTCTGTGATGCCTGGTACACCCCAGTATGCTAGTGGATTCTTTGTGTGCCAATCAGGTTTAATCCAAACCCATTTTACACCTGTAGTTTCTTTCATGAACCATGGTGAGCCTAATTTGATGTGTGCAAGTCCAGGCTTGTGAAAATCAAAGTCACGTTCATCATGTGGCAATGCAGGGATAAAGTCAGGAAAGACTCTTACTTCTTTCTGTCCGTCAATACCCACACGCATATGTAGTTCACACCAACTAGGGAAAATAATTCCTGCCTTTAATATATCATTAATAGCAGGACATTGTTTCATTGAACTTATTGGCAAGTCATCGTAGAACTCTTGGTGTGTAGGTCTACTTGCTGGTAAACTTTTCCACCATTCGGGTATATACTTCTTTGCCAACTGAGGCTTACATTGATCGTAAGCGTATTGTTGGTTTGTATATACGTCGACTGTTATACTGTTAGATAAGAATCCCATAATCAATAACTTCACTTTGTCTACTAATGTCTTTTACAAACCACGCACATTGCGGGTTGTCACCATCAGTTAAAGGTACGCCTAATAGTTGTCCGTTTTTCATTTTAGGGAAATACCATTTTACGTCATTGTAAAAATTAGTAATCTTTACTTCACCCCAATTCATCATAGTACTAGTTAACGGATTAAACAAGAAAGCTTCAAAGCCTCTATCGTTTAAACTTGTTAATGGTAATACTTCAATGTCACCAGCACCACCGCTATCACCTACTGCTAAATGCCAATCAATAGGCATAGTAATTTCACGCCCACCTATTTCCATTACCATTGCTGGCGAGTTAAATGATTCTAAAAAAATCAAAGGAATATAAAAGAAGTCAGGCTCTTTTGGATTACTGTTATCCAATACTGAAAATCTAATGTCATCTGTTAATTCATCCGGAAGGTGTTCGAGCTTGTAACATTTATTGTCTAATGTTAATATCCTCATTTATAGTCCTCTGTTTTCATATTAATTCCAATCCACTTTCTCAATCGTAAATGGATACTGTGCTTCTTTGTAAAATTTCTTTCTTGATGTTAAATGCCTTTTAGCATACTTACATGTGCTAGTTATATCCCAAATTTGCACAAAGTCTTTGTCTTCTGCTTTTCTTACACCTCTGCCTATAGATTGTATAACCCTAACGAATGACTTTCCAGGTTCAATAAGAACAAGGTTAAAAATCCTAGGAATATTAATACCCACTGCGGCAACCCCATACGTTGCAATAATAACTTTGTTAGTTGCTTCTTTAACTTCATCATATTGTTCTTTCCTGTCTTTTAGTTTTACATCGCCTTTAATAAACACACTATCTGGAATTGCTTCCAATAGCATTTCGCCTGCACTAATTCTGTCAACTAGTATTAATGTATTGCCTGAGTCTTTTACGTTGTTTAATAATTTGCCTATATATTTTATTCTTTCTGCATCTGTTACTAGAAACTTTAACTCTTCTGGATAACCTGCAAAACTTTTAATGTCAATCATTTGTACAATATTAACATGACAGTTAGCTAGTACGCCTTTGTCTTGTAATTCTTTTGCACTAATGTTACCAATGACTGGACCTATACTTGCTAAGATACTTTGAAACTCAAACTGTTCTTTAGGTACTGTTCCAGTTAAGCCCCAACGTATAGGTGCATGTTTTAAATTTTGTGTAAGTAATTTTTTAAGAACTTCTGCTTTTGCTTGGTGTACTTCGTCAATAATAATTGTTTGTACGCCATCTAAAAACTCTGCAAGTGTTAGTACATCGTCATAGTTTTTACTTTTCTTATCTAGTATGTTTAGACTTTGCCAAGTACAAATAGTATGTGTCTTGCCTAATTCTTTTCTATCACCAAAGTAAACACCTACGTCTAATCCGCAGTTAACATAATCTTCTTCTGTTTGTGTAACAAGTGATTTGTTAGGAACAATAACTAACGTCCGACCAAGTTTTTCCATTAGGTGTGATAGTGTTGCAGTAATAATAGTTTTACCTGCACCAGTAGCAACTTCTTGTAATGCTTGTGGATTGTTTAAGAAACTATTAACAGTTTCAACTTGATAGTCACGTAGTACAATAGGTTGACCTTCTAGTTGATGTCCTTCTGGCCATACTGCACCTTGGTCTTTCCAATAGTCTTGTGTGATTGCACTAAAAGATAAGTCATGCTTTTCTCTGTTGTCTACAATCTCAGATATCTCAACACCTTGCTCTACAAGACTGTTAACAATAGTATCTAAATGATTAACATATCCTGTACCACCTATACCAAAGAACGCAACGTTTCCGTCCCAGCGTCCTAATTTATATTGAGGCAAGTAACGTGCATATGGAACTTGAAACTTTAACTTGTTAGCAATCTTTCTACGATTCTCAACAGGCAAGTTTTCAACTTTTACATTTACTTCATCTTGTATTACTATTCTACAACTTGTCATATATTCTCTACTTTAACTTGCCATCTACTGTTTGGACTTGACACTATTGATCCTGCATCATAGGACATAGCTAAGTCAATTCCGTTTATGTATTCATTAATATAGTTCATTGGTTGCCTTGTTAAACATAACGATGCTATTGGCATCCAATCACTTTTAAACAACGGCTTAGGAACTTTATTATTACTAATATACACTACTTTAGTGTTTTTGTCAACATAATTATTTAATCCCTTATCATGGACGAATTGGTTAAATTCCTTTGCATGTTCTAGTTCTTTGTTGTCCAATCTAAACATAACACTCATTTCGTTAGCAGGAATAAAGTTTAAAAACTTATTATGGTATTCAATTATCTTATCCATGCATGTATGTGTATCAAGAATAACTAACAATGGAAATCTATCTAACTCAATTAATGCTGTTGTTAAATTATCAATAGTCCAATCTGTATCTTTAATGTTTAGTTGTGTGTGACTTCTGTTAGCAATCTTAGTTGTTAGTGTGCTACAGTTGTTAAGTCTAAAACTTTCAGTTACATGTATGTCATTAAAATATTCAAGACCATACATGCCTTTTCTATCAAAATATTTGTAGAGGTTGCTATCACTTGGTTCTCCTAAATCTTGTACACATTCTTTAATGCCGTGGTCAACATAGTTAATAAATTTATAATCTTTAACGCCTGGCAAGTACTCATAGCTGTGAGCATTCATATGTGCTAGTTGGTCGTACACTTCTTGTACTTGATCTTCAATATCAAATTTGCTTTGAAACTTCTTTGCAATGTTTACTACTTTCCAAATATACTTTTCAGTTAACGGAAAGAAGTGCTTATGCTTTTCGTAGAAGTAGTCTTTGTCATTACCGTTCTTTAATTCTTCTAATCTAGTAATAACTTTTTTGTTAAATGGGAATCTAATAACAAGCATATTCTCTTCTACACCCTTGTAACCAATACGTTGTATCTTAACCCAATGTGAACTATCTAAGTTCCTTAACGGAGTTCTTAACTTATCTAAATGGTTCTTAAGTTCAATGTTATGCTTTGTAAACTGTGGTGTGTAGTACTCTACTAATAGCTTTTTAACAAGCTCGTGTTGCTTAGGAGTGAGTGCAGTACCTCTAAAACATTGTTTAGCAATACTGAACATAATCTTATGGTTGTCTTCATGCAACGTAAATGAGTGCAAGTCTGCTAACTCTTTGTTACGACTAAACTTAAAGTTACTAATACCAGCAACTAGTTCTAGGCAGTCTTCAACGGTAAGGTCATTAATGTCGATTGGTTCTTTTCTAAGCATGTATGTATTATACTAGATTATAGTTCAGATGTCAAGCGTTTTAATGGTAAACCTTGAGCTATTTCATCCAAAGTCCATTCTGTGTATGCGTAATCATTCATCCATAGTCGCCTGTCTGGTTGTAAGGGTGCTTCTATATCGTGGAAGAAGTCTATGTCATTACCAACGTCATACGCTAACGAGCTGGTACCTACAAACGCTGGAACACCTGCTAGTACGCTGTGTATACCAGGATTACTACTGTAGCTTACAGTAGCCCATACGTTAGTAAAATCCATATCAAAGTCATCGTAAGTATTATCGATATGTTTAGGCTCTTGTCTATACACATGTCTAAGTCCACGTTCAATGTGTTCTAGTCTACAGCGTGGGTGGGGTCTAAATACTATAGGGCGGTCTGTGTGTTTGCGTATTTCATCATGAGTATCTAAAAACCAATTACTCATACGTGGCATACCTTGCCATTGTAAACTTTTATCATGTTGTCCACATATAAGAATATGTTGGCCATCGTTAGTCCAACGTTTTGCTTCAAGTCCTAGTAAGTCTGCTCTAGTACTGTCGTTGCCTTTAGCACCAAAGTTAGCATCGCTGTTAATACCATTGATGCCTACTTTCCATGTAGTGCCTCTTTTAATTCCGCCTACTTCTAATACTATTACAGGTTTGTTTATTGCTCGGAAGTGTTCCCAGACTTTTTGGTTTCCAGCCATTCTGCCAAACCAAAGGACGCTCCAAATAACAGCAACATCGCTATCCCACTCATTAAAAGTAACGGTATGGCCAGCGCCAGACAAACTACTTGCAAAAGCGTCAAAAACTGGTTTACTATTTTGTGCACCATAATCTGTAAATAAACTAAACTTCATTCCAATATGACTCGCTCCTTGGCTGTAGTAAGTCTCTCTTTCGACTTCTACCTTCTTGCTTTCTTACACCTTTAAGATGATCAAAGAATGCGCCAAGTTCGCAATTAATTAACGGATGACCTTCTCCGTTTACAAGATGTCCGCTGAAGTCTTTAATATTTTTATGTTCTATTCTAATCTTCTTTAGTACTTGGTCAAACACATAACTATCATGCCATTCTTCCATTTTAAAGATTCCATCATCAGCTTCTTCGTAAACTCTTTCAAACTCTTTTAGGAATGCATCGCACCCTGGAGTTCTAAGTGTAAGTCCATACCAACCACACTCGGGCCACTTTTTATTTCTACCTAAGTAGTGTAACCATTGTGATGCAGGAACTAAATTTCTAAATTGTCCGTAAGTAATAGGACTGTGTACATATGTATCACCGTCAATCCAAACTAGAATATCTGTGTCAGGATCTTTAGCGGCTTCAAATACTGCATATGTTTTGTTTGCAAAACGTACTGCGTCCCACTTAAACTTCTTATGATGATCTCTTGGACGTCTAGCAGGCCAAGGACATATACCATTTGCTTTAGGATCGTCTTTGTGTCTTTCTTTAAATGCATTAAGTTTTGGTAATACTTCTTTAGCATTTACAACTTTAATGTTTGCACCAGGTGGTACAACAGGAATACAATCTTCTGCATATACTACTAGCTCAACTGCCGGGTGTACATTCTTAGCCCAGCTATCAATAAGACGTTGTCCGTATTCTTCTAATCCTGGTTGATGAAATGTTGTTATACATTTTATTCTCATGTTACGTATCTCCTCATCCATTCCCATGCTTCGCCACTTCTTAAGTCTGCAAAACTCCAATGGCATTGTGATATTTTTCTAATCCAGTTTTCTCTATCAAACGGTCTTAATTTTGCCAATGCATCTATTCTTTGAAAGCATACTTCTTGTACTTGACTTGCTTGCCAATCTTCGCATATAACAGGAACACCTTCTATAATACTAGCTACACCTGGGCTACTGTTGTACACAATAGAACAATGTGCAGTTGCTAAGTCTTGTGCAATGTCTGGTTGAAAACTAATTCTAATATTGTCGCCTGTTATTCTTTTTACATACTCAGGTGCTTTTTTATCTCCTGGGTGCGGTCTAATAATAATAGGTCTAGTTGTGTGTTGTCTAATCTCTGCAATTTTAGTATTAGCCCATGTAACAACATCTTTACCTTTCATACTCCAACCACCGTTACGTTGTAAGCACAATAAAATATTATCTCTGTTATTATAATCCCAAGGCTTTAGTTTAACACCTAGGTCACGTTGTATCTTTTCCCATTGTGTATCACCTGGGTTGTCATTACAGTATTCTGCGGTGTTAGCAAACACACCATCGTAACTATAACGTAAGTAATGATGTGGTTCATTTGTTTTTGCTTTGTACAAAAATAAGTTACTATCTGCTGTAATAAAACGTTTGTTAGCTGTGTTACTTGCAATGCTTCTACGTAAATTAATGTGTGGTACTGCTTGACTGTCTTCGTGCATAAAGCCTTGCATAACAGCTACATCACATTGCATTGTGTCAAATCCATCGTATACCAAACCGTTGTCGCCCGACACCCTGACTCCTGATATAAAATTTTTAATGATGTCCAATTTATGATTGGGCTTAACTGGTTTACCTGGTTTAGGTAACCTGCCTTTATTCCCTGGCGGTATAACTTTGGTATATCCTATAACTCTCATTTTACTATGCTCCAGGCGTAACCACTTAACATTTCATCATATGTAAATTGGTTATTGGATAGATATCTACACAAATAAGTTAACTGTTTCCTCCCTGGATGCTCAGCAAATTCAATTCTTTTTAAACTAGTTTCGCAAATGTCTTGGGCACAATTTGGTCCTAACACTACAGCAGGCTTACCGTATATCATTGCTTCAAGTGCGGCAATACTGTTGTATGTTACTAGACAATGTACATCATCTGCAAGTGCCTGCTCCATTGTATTAACACTAACACGATCTTCTCTACTTGGCTTCTTACGTAGCTGTACAGGTCTTGATGTGTTCTTTCTAATAGTAGCAATAGTTTGTTCAATCCATTTGTCTAAGTCTTCACCAAAGTATTTCATTACCTTTTCACTTGGTGGTACTACTAATATTTTACGTCCTGGAGTAATATCTTTAAATGGAATAGCTAATGAATTCCAACGTCCGCCACCATACCATTTGTCTGATCCAGGAAGTTCTCTATCAGGCATATGTAAGTTTTGTAATGCATTTTTTACAATTCTATGATAAGTCTTTTTACCGTTAGGGTTACGTATACTTGGATTGTTTCCTACATATCCTGTGTCCATAAAGTAAAAATCTCTACCACGCTCAATACACATCTTGATTAGTTTTTGTTTACCTAGTCCTCTAACTAATAACGGAGTATCATCATTCCAATCAACATCGTCAGCACGAATATACTTGCCGCCACTACCTAGTGCCATGCCCATTACAAAAGAATCAATAAGTCCAAATGAACCTTTAACTTTCTTTTCTACTTTTTTAATTCCGCTGTCTACACATATTAGTGGAGGATTTTTTACTTCTTGAAAAACTTCTGCAACTGCTTCTACTGCAAATTTTTGTTCTCCTACTGCAACGCTGTGTAAGATCTTATCGATCATTTCTTTTAAATGTGGTCTAATCACTCGTGTATCCCATTCGCCTGTATTTTGTTCCATATTATCTATCCATCATTTGATATAAATTGTCTTTCCATTCTTGAGCAAATTCACAATTCCGATAGTTCTCAAACCAAGGTCCGCCTTCTGTATAATGAATAAGTTTAGGCTTTTCAATATCATTATACACGCCTACTAGATAGTTCCAAGTATGATCAAGTTCTCCTAGCTGTGCATCATCTTCAAGCCAACTAAATCTGTGGAAGTATGCTCCGTTTAATTCGTTACTGTTTACCATGTCTTGTGTTAGTCTTTTATTAGCAGGATGTTCGCAGTTAAACAGCATAACACTTGACCAATTCTTACGTGGATAAACTGTTTGTTTTTGTCCATCCATTTTAAATTCTTCTTTTACTTCGTACTCATGTTTAACACACATAACAGCATACTTGTCGTCTGCTTGGTCAAATAATTCTTGTATATCTGTTTGCAAGATCATATCGCAATCTATAAACAATGCCCACCCTTTAAAGTTAGTAAGCTCTGGAACTAGGAATCTTGTAAATGTAAATTCAGTACTTGCTAGTTTATCAATTGGTCTTTTGTACCAGCCGGCACTTCGTAGTTCGCTTTGTTTAAGTGGGTGTACACTTACATTTTTACTTTGGGTTTCAATACTATACTTACATACTTGGTATGCTATATCTTCTCTGGGATCATATCCTACAAATACTTTATTCATGCTTTGGTCTTCCTAACATATACTGCGGTTCTATCAATAGTATGTATCTCAAGAGAGGTGCCAAACACCTCATGAAAGGCTTTTTGACTTCCACGCCAACTGTTATAGTCGTCTAAAACCATGTAACCACCTACGTTTAATAACGGCCATAGTGTTAATAATTCTTGTAATGTACTTTCATACCAGTCGGTATCTAAGCGTAATAATGCAATATTTTTTGGTAAATTATTATTATCTAATAGTGTTTGTTCAACAGGACCTTTAATAAAATTGCACTGATGTGGAGGAATATATTTGAATACATTAGTACTAACTTCTCCAATTTCTGCTCTGCACCACTGATCGAAACCGTGCTTTGCTTTGCGACTAAACCTTGCATGTGTTACTGCACCTAGTTCATTTATTTTATGATCGTGTACAGTTGGTTGTGTCATACCTTCAAATGTATCGTACAACCAAAAGTTTCTTTTTGTTTTATTATTAGCTAACCAAGCACTAATAATTTGTCCGCCCTTCCATACTCCACACTCAACTATATCGCCTGTAATATTATTAGCGTCAAGGTCTCTTACAGCCCGTATAGTCTGTGTTATACGTTGTCCGCTTGTCATTGTATACGGAGCAACTTCTTCTACTATACGAAGCTCTTTTTTAGTTGGGACGAATTCCATTATACTGGCGATCCTTCATGCCACTGATCATACTCGTAATCTGGAACACCACGTCTTTCAATATCTTCTTCTATACATTGTTCGCCACGTTGTATTTCTAGTATATGTGCATTTACTTTACCAGGGTTACTTGGTAAGTGCCATACTTCTTTAGCAATATCATAAGGAACACTTTTTGGTGTTAAGTAAACAATTTCTTGTCTGCCTTCCCATTCGGTTACCATTTTAACTTCGCCTTCAAGTACGTTCCATTGTTCACTACGTTTAAAATGTTTTTGGTCGCTTAGACGTTTGCCTGGATATATTACAAGCTCTTTTACTTTGTAACCTTGTTCAGGCTTGTCATCTAGTACACGCCAATAACCCCAATCACGTTCTGTCTTTTGTGTCTTCCATTCGTCTAGTATCCAACTGCTACTATTCATTTTGTTTTCTCCACCCACACCGAATTCAAAATGCACTTGTGGATGATCGCCGTATATCTTGTACTCTGGGGTTGTTGTGTTTGTTCTGTCACCACCGTTAGCAAAGATAACCTTTCCTACTTCGGTTGACATAGTATGGAATATCGCATGACAAGCAGAGTCATCGCTATCGTCAAAGCCTATAACTTTGTCTACAATAGCAAGTTCACTTATAATTGCAAGTCTTTCTTTAAAGGACATGAAAGGCCGACCCTTTTTTCGAGTCAGCCATTCATCTGAGTTTATTGCAACAATTAGTTTATCACCTAATTGTTTTGCGGCCTTGAAGTATTCAATATGGCCGGAATGTAAGGGATCGAACCCACCTGTCACTAGTACGTTGTTCATACTAGTATTTAAACTTTAACGGTTTAGTGTTTCGATATACTGGATTACATTTTCAGGTGTTGACTCAACATAAGGGTCATCATCTGATCCTTCATTGTTGTAACCTGATTCAATGAAACTTTCATTAACAGTCATGTTGTCAACATACATTGCATATCTCCATGATCTGTTTGCAAAGCCTAAATGCTTTTTATCGCAAAGCATACCAATAGCATATGTAAAGTCTGCATTACCGTCTGCTAGTAATTTAACTTTAGTACATCCTAATTCTTTAGCCCATGCGTTCATTACAAATGCATCATTAACACTTAAACAATACACTTCGTCTACGCCTTGTGCTTTGAACTCGTCATACATTTTTTCAAATGTTGGTAACTGTTCTGAACTACATGTTGGTGTAAATGCTCCAGGTAAACCAAAGATGACAACTTTTTTATTTGCAAAAAGTTCTGCACTAGTTTTCTTTACCCAACAGCCTCCGATAGCACAACCGCCATCATCTCCAACTTCATCACCTTCACGTAAAACGAAAGTGATATCTCCTGGAATCTTATCCCATTTTTCAATTATTTTCTTTTCACCTGGTAATTGGTAACTCATATTTTATTTTATTCCTTTGTTATAAACTAGCATCTTCCATGCCAGCTACTCTTAATTTAACTATATTTGTAAGTTGCCATTGCTTTTGATCTAGGCCCTTACAAACACCTAACCATTTATTACGCATCAGTGCAAACTCGTTAATGATCTTTTCGTAATCAACAACGTCAGCTTCACCGTCTACATATTTTTCTACATCTCTACTTGACAATGCACGAGCATAACTTTCTAGATACTTTCTAAAAAAGCTACTACGTAATCGACGCAACTCAATGTTCAGGTATTCTAATATTGCTTCTAGCTCTTGTAATTGGTTGAAACGTTGTTCAACTATACCTGGCATTGATGCCGAAGCCTTTTCAACATTACCTTTTATTTTACACTCCAATCTTGCTTCTTGCAACTCACTTTCGTAATGTGCAATAGCCTTTGGAATGTTGCTAATGTCTCTAGCAATATCAGAATACCATCCCATTAGTAATCGTCCTCGTTATCGTAAGAGTCTTCGTCTACTTCCTCTTCGAGAAAGTAACCAATAGCTTTATCTAAGTTATTATCTGAACCTAACGCATCTCGAAATGCTTCGTCACTTGTACCCAAGTCAGCACATAGATCAACATATTTTTCAGCAATAGTTTCAATATGTTTCTTATCAACATATTCTTTAAACACTTGCCACACTTCTATAATATTCGAACCTGAATCCAATTTTATTCTCCTTAGTTAATACTGCTACTTATACAAAAAGTAGTTAGCTATTAGCAACTTCTTCCTCGTCGGTTTCGACTACGGCTTCTTCAACTTGATCAACTGCATCAGCAATGTTAGACCAGTCCATCATAATTGTGTCAAGAGCGTCACCGCCTGCTTCCCACACTTTACGATATTCTTTTCTTTCTTCGCCTTTAGAGTCAATGTACTTGAGTCTGTTACCGTCTTTGACAAGCAATCCTTTTTTCTCAAACAAGTCAACCAATCCACTGTATGGATTCATACCTGTTTCATAAGGAATTTTAACTTGTACGCCTTCGAAAGGTTTTGCATAACGAGTTTTCATTACTTTACAACCTGCTCTAATACCACGTACTTCGCTAATTTTATTACCGTCAAGGTCTTCTTTTAATTTTAACTTTTTCATTGCAACAACAATACTTGATGCATAGATAAAGCCTTGTCCACCACTGATCTTATCATCTGGGTCAAACATATCTTGTGATGCATATGTATGATTAGTACAAACCAATCCTACGTTACAACTACCAATCATGTTAACAGTATTACGTACAAGTGATGTTAGTGCTTTAGGCTTACGACCCATATCACCTTTCATATCACCTTTGTTAAACTGATCAACATCTGTAGGTGTTAATAGCATACCAAGTGAGTCAACTACAAACAATATCTTAGGACGTTCTTCCTCTGGCATTGCTTTGTAGTCAATCATAAACGTACTAATAGTTTTAGCAACGTCATCAATCATTGACATGTTAAGTTTAAGAAGTTTATCTTCTGATGTGTCTACATCAAGAGCTTTCAACCAACTTTCATCAAGTGCATTCTCTGAGTCAATTAGAACTACAAAGATACCTTGATCTTGTGCCGCCTTTACAATGTTACCTGCACAGATATAAGATTTACCTGCACCAGATTCTCCTGCAAAAACAGTTACCTTACCTAGCGGAACACCTTTGTGAAAGTCGCCACTAATAAGATAGTTTAAGGCATAGTTACCTGTACTAATCCAATCAGTTGGATCGTTGAATCCACTACTCATGCCTGTGATTGATTTAGTTAAGTTTTTACGAAACTTTGAAACGTCAAATGCTTTATTAGCCATTGTATCTCCTTATCAGATTGTCTGAATAGGGTGTAGCTTAGAGCTACACCCACTCAGTTTTAAACTAGCTTTGGCGGCTTCTGATCATCGCTAGGATGTCTTCTGCTTTGTTGCCATCGCCTGCCGCTTCAGTTGCCGCAGGTGCTACTGCATCAGCTACTGGAGCCTCTGCTGTCATTCCTGTTGCTGGTGCCGCTGGAGCCGGTGCTGGTGTACTTGCTTTAACTGGATCACCAGTTGCCGCTCTTACGCCTGCTGGTCTAAAGTATTGACCAAATGCTTCCATGTCGTATGCTTCACCATCTACTGATGCTTCAAACATTTTCTTGATAACTTCAACTTCTACTTCACCAGGTTTCTTTGGTAAGTAGTCGCTCATGTTAAACAAGCCATTGTCTTCAATTGCTTTATACTCAGCTTCATCTAACGGACGCTCTCTACGAGCCCAGTTTGATGTTGAGTAATCAGCATATCCGCCTTTGGATGTCTTAGCGATTCTAAAGTCTACACCTGCTGTGTAGTCTGTAGGTAGTTCGTTCATATCTGGATCCATTAATGCTCCCTTAATGATTTGGAAGATTTGTGGTCCAATTATAAAACGTCTGATTGGGTTTTCCGGAGTTTGATCCTCTGAAATTTGGTTATCAGTCACAAAGCCTTGGAATACGTATGAACGCTTTTTCCAATACTTACGACCCATATCCTCTAACTTTGGATCTTTAAACCATCCACGTACTTCTGAAAGTACTGGACAAGTTTCCCCATACATTTCCATACATGGTACTTGTACCTGTACTGGACGAGAGTCTGTCTCGCCTTTGATTCCAGCAAATGGAAGTTTAATCATTAAACGTTCCTGCCAGAAAAATGTATTATTTTCGTCACCATCAGGTAAGAATCTGACTGTGCTTGTCTGACCTTCCTTCAAATTCCAAAATGGGTAAATTGCGTTGTCGCCGCCGCTTCTGTTGTCTGAACCACCTGTGCGTGATTCTTGCTCTTTAAGTTTAGCTCTGATCTCTGCTAATGTTGCCATAGTTATTGCCTCCTATAAGTTTTAAGCCTATGTGCTTTAGTGCGGAACAATTCCGCTGTGCCTTTAAAGTAGTAGCACATGTTATATACTACTACAGTTACTTAGTAAAGTCAACCACAAGGTTGCCAAAAAAGTGATTCTTAGTTATTAATGCCTGCTAGTGATTTGATTCTTTCCATCTCACTATCTTTACCTTGCATCAATCTTGCAATCATTTTTTCAGCTACTGGTACGCTGTCTTCACCAAATTCTTTTTCACATGCAGTTACTACTGCCTGTTCGCCTTTTGGAAAGTTGTTAGTTGTGTAGTCGTAATAACTTTTGACTAGTTCTTCTAACTTCTCACCTGCTGATCTAGTATCTTCTGGTTCAGCTAAGTCTGCCTTTTGTATACTACCATCTGGACCAATTTTTACATCCATAGTATCATCTGCTTCTTTTGCTTTCTTTTGTGCTTGAAAAGCCTTGCTATGCTTAGTATATTCGTCGCCTGTTAAATCTCTTGGACCTTTGTTATGATTTTTCTTTAACCATTTTGTAAAGTCTGTTGTTGGATCACCTGCTTTTTTTGATGGTACATTGTCATCATCTGACTCAGATGCTAAATCACCTGTATCAATTTTATTCATAATGTCGGGATTTTTTCCTTTTAAGTATTTCATTACTAATGGACGGACGCATGTATCTGCATCTTTTTGTCCAACTTTCTTAAACATGTCTAGTAGCATTGGGTCGTCTATAACTCCCTTCATGCTCTCGATTGCATTCGTGCCGTTTACTCCGGCAGGAAAATGTTGAGCCATTAAGCCATTAATTTGTTTAACCGCGGCCGCTTGTGCTTCTTCGTCACCGTCAATTAATGCATTGTCTTCCTCTCCTACGATTGAGTCTAATGCCCTCTCAAATTCCATTTCTGGAGTTTGTACTTCTGCTTCTTCTACTTCTGCCTCTACTTCAGTTTCTGTAACAAAGTCTTCTGGAGTTGTTTCAGATGCAGTTGTTACTTCACTTACCAATTTGTATACGTAAGGAAATACATCTTTTAATTCTTCGTTAAATGTTCTAATAGTTAATTGGTCAATCCAATTTTCTGCAACATCGTCTGGAACATTTTCATTTACTACTGGAGTAAAGTTTTCAAATGCTTCTTTGTAATATGTACTACGTTGTAGTTTCATTACTTCTGTTTTGATGTTTTCTAATCTTAAATCTACAGCTTCCATGTAACCTTTTAAGCCTTCTGCCATTACGCTTGAACGGTTCATGTAAGTTTTAAATTTACGTAGTTTGTTTAATTCTGTTGACATCTCAACAATGTGTTTACCAAAATCATCGTACTGGTTACCACCTTCTGCTACGTGGCGTGCCATTGCTCTAGCACCATTTAAGTGTCTGAATGGATATTTAAATCTTTCTCCAGCTTCACTTTCAATATACATACTGTGTACGTTTTGTGTTCTTGACCCAGGAACTTCTTGGTTCACTGGCTTCGTGTGCTTGAGTACTAAACGAGCAGTATCGATATCTTCGAAACTTGTTCTACTAGTACCGTACATTTTTGACTCACTCATTTGTGTTTCTCCGGCAGTTTTTGTTAAGTGTGCGTAATCTCTTTTGTCTAGATTACTTTTTGTAATATCTCTTGTATCAAAATTCAACATATGTTTTTTAGAAAAAATACGTAGCTCTTTTAAAAAGTTATACCAATTGTTCTTTTCAGCTTCTCCGGCTTCTGCCATAAAGTCCTGATTAAACAATACAGTAACACCTGACTTTTCGTCTAGCGTGATACTAACTTTTCCAAGTACGTTTGCACCTTCTTTATAATCAAAATCAAAATACTTTGCTAGTCTTGGCTCATCTGTTACAGCACCTTGCTCGTCTCCGATTGTTACTGACTCAAATCTGCCTCTAATTTTAGCAAATAGTTTTTCTGATATAGGTTCCATGTTGTTCATGTAAATATTTATCTCATATTAGTCGAAACGAATATAGGCATGGGCGGCTCATAATCTTCAGCCGTTTCTGCTTGATTAAACGATTCATACACTCTTGGATCCCAGTCTTTTAATACTGCGATTATACGCATACTTAGTAATGTTGCACTAACTAAATCGTCCGTTTCTCCGGGTTTTGCTTTATAACTACTACCACTTGCTACAAATCCTTTAAGCTCTGATAGTAATACTTTACTGTTTACTTGTAGTTTGTCATTTTCAATCATAGTTTTTAATCGACTACAAGCACTAATTTTAGTACTGTGTGTTGTATTAAATCCTTTGCGGAACTTACGCACATGTCCTTTACGCATAGGTTCACTTGTAAGTAGCCCTGGTATATTCTCTTCTCCAAGGTCTCTAATAACAATTAATGCACCTTCTCCAATACTGTTGTTTTCTACACTCCAATATATGTTTGAACCGTTGTTATTACATTGTTCTTTGATATAATCACATATATCTTTTAGTACTCTAATTTGTCCTGGTATAGCAGTTTCGTTATGTCTCCATTCCGCTACTTGCTTATAGCTTGGTACTTCAAATACTTGTATTGCGGCATAGTCGCCTCCAGTACCCATACTAGGATCAAGGGCAACAACATAATTGTTATCTCCTGTTGGTTTACTATACCAACGTGTTTGTCCCATATTAAGTATTGGATCAACACCTTCCATTGATGCTAACTTAATACTATTAATAAGTGTTTCGTCATAGATTAAAAATTCGCAACCATACTCACGTCTAAACTTTTCTTCACCAATACGACCAATTTCATTCTTCTTCCATTCTTCATCTCTGTCAGGGTGTTCGTCCCAACTACACGTAAATCCATGAAATCCGTTCTTACCAATATCTGCTTCATTACCATTTGCATCAAACCTATCTTCTGATTCTTTCCAAATGATAGCAAATGTATCTTCGTCTGAGTTAGGTGTACTTGTAATAATAGCACGACCACCTGTTGCTAGTGTAGGTGAAATTGAAGTCCAAAATTCTTCTGCGATGTTAGGATTAACAAATGCAAACTCGTCACAGTATAGTAATGATATGGACATACCACGTCCTGTGTTTCCTGTTGTAGTAGCACTAACAATTCTACTTCCATTCTCAAATTCCATTGAGCCTTTGTTGTAGTTTGTTACTCCTGCTCTAATATGATCAGCACACATTTCATACACGTATCTAATACGTTGCATAATTTCTTGAGCACCTGTATATTTGTGTGCGGCAATTAGTATTGTTTGATCTGGGTGGAACATTGCATACCAACACAAGTAAATTGCGGCAGTAGTAGTTTTACCAGTTTGTCTTGGTAACATATTAATGTTGAAACGATAGTCGTGATAACTTTGCAGTAAACGTACTTGATATCCAAATGGGTCAAATAATAATTTACCTTTTACAGGGTGCTGAATAAATGCAAACTTCTTAGCAAAGTACAAGTATCCATCTTTTGGATCCATGCATTTCTTTAAGTCGTCAATCTGCGCCTCAGTATATGTATCTCTGGTATGTGCCTTCTTTGTTAAGACACCGTCTAAACTCTTTGTTGCCATACTATTATTTACTCAAAAAAATACCCGCCGGAGCGGGTATTGAATGTTGTTGTGACGTTTATTATTATTATTATTCTTGATTAACCAGTTACGGTTAAGAAAGTTGCTTCTACAACGTCGGTTCCTGTTACATCAACGTTGTTTGGTCCTACTGTTGTACCTAATGCTCTAATACGTGCTTGTAAGTCTGCTGGGCTTGTATTTCTGTCTGTAATAACGCTAATCTCACCTGATGCATCGTTTTTTACAGCATACATCAAAGGATTAACTTCTTTAATAATCATTTCTACTGCTTCATCAACAGCATCATCTTCAGCTCTCAAATCAACATCTGTATTACCAGCAACTTGTACTGTGATTAAAAACCCTTTAGCACCATGAGAATATACATTACCTGCTGTAACACTTAATCCATTAGTTCTTGTAAACCCAGCCATCTATATCTCCTTAGTGTCCACCGCAACTACTTGCGTATAGTTTTTCAAATTTTTCTTTGCCGCAACCAAATTTAGAATCTACTTTTTTAAGCATTTCATTTTTTGAACATCCACTTGCGTCAAGTCTTTTCATTTCTGCTTTACAGCCTGCTTCGTCGAAACTATCATCATCTTTTGCTTCGCCAAACTTTTCAGCAAACTTAGCTTTTAATTCTTCTTTAATCTTATCTTCAAGTGCCATTGGATTATCACCGCCTGCTACTTTTGGATATGATTTCTTTTCTTTATTAAGTCCGCCTGCTAAGTCTTTAGTCATAAACTTTGTGTCTTGATGTTGTTCATCTGGACTGTTAGCATAGTCTTCGTTATCGCCAGGCTCATCTTGCATTGTAAGTTTCTTTGGCATGTCGCTTGGCATTGGCATTGGACCATCTTTTGGACCGTCCATTTTTTTCATAATGTCCATTGATTTCTCAATGTCGCCACGCATACCTAAACTTGGCATTGGCTCTGGGTTAAGATCTTTATCACCTAACACTTTAAATAAGTCGCCTACTTCTTGTGGGCTATCACCTGTTAATGAAATATTCATTGATGCCGCTTCATTAAGGTCATCAATTTTTTTATAAATGTCTTGTAGTTTCATATTATTTGCTCCCCATTGGGCTTTTGCTTTGTGGTTCGCCCATATCTTGAATTTGTTCTTTGTTTGGTTGAATGCTTCCTATTGGATCATTCTCTCTTTCTTTACGTGCTTGTTCTAGCTCTGCTAGTAAGCCCATAACTCTTTCGCCTGTTACTTGCTTATGAACTGCTGGATCTGATTCTGGTAAGTCGCTACCTAGTGCTGGCTCATAAACTTTATTGTATTCTGCATCTTGGTATTCCTCTTGTGGAGCATCTAAGTTTCTTACAATTAAGTGTGACGTTGGTAAACCACATGACTGTGTTAAGTATTCTGCTAACACAGGTGCAATAGTAGGATATGCTAATTCACATTCGCAATAGTTAACTTCCATATTTTGTAACTGTGGAAAATCTAACGGACGTTCTGTAATCGGTGTACGCTTACAATCTGTTAAATTCATACAACCAAACTTCTGAAGTGACTGTTCCATAGTGTCCATGCAACCTTCAGGTAGTTCGCCTGCAATACCAATTTTAAATTTATAAGTCTTTTTAGACTCTGTTAAATATTCTGCAAATGTCTTCATATCAGTTCCTTATATGTTTATTTATCCATGTTTTTCAATTTCTCAAGCAAACTGTTACGGTCAGTAACTACGTATCCTTCGCCATTTACAAGCCCAGAATCTTCATATCCGCTGTCTTTATCTTGCTTTTCTTTCTTAAGTTGCAAGTCAATCATTTTTAATTTTTTATCTAGTTTAGCAACCTTGGCGTCAAGTGCCGTTTTAAGCATTCCTCCAGCCACTTCAAAAACTCTACCACTGTATCTACTCTCCACATTCATACCCAAATCCATCAGATCATCATAAGCTGTAGTAGCCTTATCTGCAATAGCGTTGAGTTCTTTATCTGCTAATTCACCTAAACCTTTTACAGCTGGTAATGCCGCAGTAATCTTATCAAGTTCAGCAATGTCTCTAAAGTCCTCTTGCTGTTCTGCTTTAACAACATCATTAGACTTTGACTCTTCTTCTTTAATAATTTCCTGGCTTTCAGGTAAATTAAGTAATTCTTCTAGTTTCTTAGTCATTTTGGTTTTCCATTATGTGCTACTATTATTTATCCTATTTTCTCTTGCCTGAGTGAAAAATGTCTTTTTCGGTTATAACTCTAAAGAAGATTTTCTTCTGTTTACACCAAGCTCTAGCGGCTTCCCATTTGGCAACATTTTGGATATACTGTGCTTGACGCCATTTATCACGCCCAACATTCTCTTTCATAGTTTGGTTATCAGGCTTAACTTCAATTAGTTCAACGTGCGGTCTACCGTTTTTATCGCTGTACTGTATTAAGAAATCTGGTACATAAACTGTATGCTTACCTGTTAATGGATTTCTATAAGGTATCTTAACACTTTCACTTGCCCATTTACTAACACTAGGACTCTCGTCGCAGAATTTCATAAATGCAAATTCCCAACTACTTCTATATAAAGGTGTTTTTGTACCTAAGTATTTTTCGGGGTACTTTAATGTATACCGACCCTGAGCAAACTTACCCATAGCATTATACCACTATGTTTCTAGTTTCTAATTTATTAGTTGCTTGGTCTACTTTGTAACCTAGTGTACTTATTTTTGATCTATTGTAATTTAAGATTTCTGTAATTACTGTACTTAATTGTACTTCGTCAAACCCACCAAGTGTATCTATTAGCTCAAAGATTTTTACATTATCCATCTTTGCTTGTTGCATAACAATAGTTGCAACACTATTTGCACTAACTTCATCAAAGCCTCTTTTACGAAAGAAAGCTACAGTTGCATCAACTTCATTACTTGAAAATTCAAACGGCTCT